TTATACAGAGATTCACTACTACCACCAGTACCATAACTCGATGCATTTCCAAGAGAACTTATTGAATTATTTACCATTCCAGATGGATTGGGAATATCCCCACCTAAATTTGGTGCCATTTGGGTTGTGGGTATAATCTTATCCTTAGTGACAATATCCATTTCTTTAAACTGTAATGTCATTCTAGTTTGAATTGGATGGCCATCAGTGTAGGCCGCCCATCCATTTGGAGCATAGTCTACACTAACATTAGTTAATACACAATCTCCAATATTAAATAGTTTTGCACCAGATATACTCGATGTTGTTGCTTGTCCATTCGGTCCAGAGTTTAGGGGGTTTCCACCTAAACCACCTGATAATTGTGAACCAAATATATTTGATAAAGTATTCTGGAATACGTTTGAGACTGCACCAACTAAACCAGGATTATTGGTATATGCAAATTTAATTTGGAAAATTTGTGGTGGAATTAGATACTGACCATTAGTACCTGGAGTTAATTGTGGTACTGAGTGGTAAACAAATCTTTTTATTATAGTATCAACCATGACAGCTTCTTGACTTGATACTGGTGTGAATATGAATTCGAATTGAAATTCTCTAAGGTTTATACCTTTATAAACCATCTGCATCTGTGGGTTTGGATACATCTTAAATGCTCTTTCCAGAACACTTTGGAAATTGCCAGAATCACCACCAGCTGCTTGGACACCTTGTCCTGCTAAGTAAATACCCAACTTAGTAAGTCCTGCTCTTAATGCTGGATTCTTTAAGTTGGTTGCCATGTCTTTGTTAACTAAATCTTCATAACTTAGGTCACTCATTGCATTGGATATGTATCCACCAAGACCTAATGTATCTGTCATACTGATTGCAGTATAGTTAGAATCATATGAAGTATTCAGAGAATCTGGCATATATAATGATATGATGGATTCTGGAGAGTTTTGATTTACATTAATGTCATAATTTTTTGCTAACGAATATTGTTTTGTTTGGTTAGCAAGATCTGGTCCATTGGTGTTGATAATCTTACCCAATGATCCAAAGAATTGTGAACCTGCTCCGGCAGCTGCTCCGGCAGTGGTTGCAAACGGAGTTTGACCACCTGTTGGAATTGTAGATACTTGATTATAAAATGCTGAAGTTGCTTCTTGAAGTGCAGCACCATTATTAGATAGACTAGTTAAAGTTTGTTGTCCTAATGCCGCTAATTTTGCAACTTCATAATCGAAAGCAGTAAATTGAATGGCATGACAATATGTTGGGTTTGAACCCAAATCTATAGGGTAGTTTAGATACTTAGATGTAGTATTTACTGGTATTAAACTCGCAAGCAAGTTTAATGGTGGTTGAACCCCATTAATTGATAATGGAAATATGTCTATTGTTGCCATTTAAGGATATCCAATTATTTTATATATACTATTTATATGGCATACAAAGGAAAATTCACACCAAAGAATCCCCAGAAATATAGAGGGGATCATCGAAAGATTATTTATCGTTCTTCATGGGAATGTAGAGTAATGGATTATATTGACAAAAATCCAGAGTTTATTGAATGGTCATCCGAAGAACTTGCTATACCTTATATATCTCCTATAGATGGAAGACACCATCGTTATTTTCCAGACTTTTTAGTAAAGGTGCGAAGTAAAGATGGTAAAATTCGCACTCTCCTTATAGAAGTCAAACCTCTAAAACAATCCAGACCACCTAAAAAAAGAAGTAAGATAACCAAGAAGTACATAACAGAAGTTACAACTTGGGGTGTCAATCAAGCAAAGTGGAAAGCTGCTATAGAGTACTGTGCTGATAGGAAATGGGAATTCATGGTAATGGCATCTGAGGATGGTGATCAGTATGTTTACTTAACAGAGAAAGAATTACTACTGACCTAAATAGCATAATGAAAGAATCAAAATTAACATCCCTTACCAAAGAACGATCAGCTGCTGATATTCAAAGACTCAGTGGACAATCTTTTGCTTGGTTAAGAAAGAAAGTGTCTGGACTTAAAAATCCAGCAAACATGGCACGTGATATTAAAGGAGAGACCAACAGAAACACAAAACGTTTCTTGATTGGTGGTATGTACTTTTTTTATTACGACCCAAAAGGTAAGAAAGAAATGCCTTACTATGATATCTTTCCTATGGTGATACCACTATATAGATATTCTGATGGTTTCCTTGGATTGAATCTCCATTATTTACCTATCAAGTATAGAGTAATATTCATGCAGAAGTTACTTACACTTGCTATATTAGATGATGAGGATGAAATAAAGAGATTGAGAGTTACCTATGAGATTTTAAAGGTATCCAAAAGGTTCAAACAATTTAAACCTTGTATAAAGAGATATCTGAATACTCATATAAGATCAAAAATACTTGCCGTGACACCAGATGAATGGGATGTTGCACTTTATTTACCTGTGCATCAATTTAAAAAAGAATCAGCAAACAAAGTTTGGCAAGAATCGGTACAACAAATAAAGAAAGAAAAATAAAATGCCAGCATCAATTTCAAGTTTTATATCTTCTTTTAATAAAGAATTAGCAAGACCATCTAGGTTTGATATTCAAATACCAATACCTGTTATTCTTGCTCCATTTTATTTAAATACAGCACAAAATTTAGCACTAAGGTGTGAAATAACTGAGATGCCAGGTAGAGCATTTGCTACTACCGAAAGAAAGATTGGTTCAGCACCTATTCAGAAAGTTCCATATCATTCAGAATATAATGATGTTTCTATGACATTTATTGTTAGTGGTGATATGAATGAAAAGTTATTGTTTGATCAGTGGATGGAGTTAATCAACCCATCTTCAAACTATAACTTTAATTACAAAGCAAACTATACTGCTGATATTGCAATCAATCAATATGATTTGCAAAACAACTTAACATATAAAGCAGTATTAATTGATGCATATCCTCTTGCAGTTAACCAATTGGATTTGGATTGGTCCACAGAAGGATATCATAAACTGACTGTTGTGTTTGCATATACTAACTGGCAAGAGGGAACTGTTAGTGCAATTGCAGATAACCTTGGAACACAGGCATTAGCGGGATTTATATCGACATTTTCATAATTGATGAGGAATTAAAATGGCTTTACCTAAAATAGATACTCCTATCTATGATTTGACTTTACCATTATCTAAAAAGCAGATTCGTTACAGACCGTTCTTAGTGAAAGAGCAGAAGAATTTGATGATGGCCATCGAGGCAAATGATAAGGAAACAATTGAGAAGAACATTAAACAAGTTCTTCATAACTGCACATTAACTGATGGTGTTGATATTGAAAGATTACCTGTAGTTGATGTTGAGTATTATTTCATTCAACTTCGTGCTAAATCTGTTGGTGAAATTGTAGAAAACAAATATGTTTGTAACAATGTAGTTGATGGTAAACAATGTGGACATGTGATGGATGTTAATATCAACTTAATGGATATTAATGTTGTACAAAATGATAATGATGGAATTGTTAAAATAACTGATAGAATTTTGATGAAGTTGAAGTATCCAGAATACTCAACAGTAGAACAAATGTCTAGTATGAAAAGTTCTGTAGACATAGCATTTAAATTGATTGTCGATAGTATAGAATATATTTTTGATGGTGATCAATATTATTATGCTAATGAATCCACTCCAGAGGAATTGATGGAGTTTGTTGAGTCATTGAACCAGGATCAGTTTGTAAAGATTGAGGACTTTTTCGAAAAGTTACCGAAACTCAAGAAGAATGTAGAAATTCACTGTTTAAAATGTGGATATGACCATTCTATTGAAGTGGAGGGACTTGAAAATTTTTTCGGTTAATCTTTCGTCATGACACACTGAGCAACTATTACAAGACTAACTTCTCATTGATGCAACACCATAAGTATAGTCTTACCGAACTTGAAAATATGCTTCCTTGGGAAAGGGACATTTATGTTAATTTATTGATTCAATATATCGAAGAAGAGAACGAAAAGATAAAACAACAAAAAATGAAACGATAAATGATACCAAAACAAGGAAAAGGAACTGGGGTAATAAATTCTGTCGCAGACAAATTTGTTAATACTGTAACCCCCCATATAGAATCTAGTCTATTAAATGGTAGTAAGATGAAAGATCCATCACTTACTACCATTGGACCAGGCCCAGTTCGTCCTGTTAAAAAGAATGAAGGTGAAGCAGATGTTTTAGCAAAAATGTATCGCTTCATGGTGACTGAAAATAAATTTAGAAAACAAGAACAAAAAGAAACTAAGAAAGATCGTGATTTAGAAAATAAAATCAAGGAAAGACAAACTGAAGAGTTGTCTCATGCCCTTGGTGGTGATTATAAAGCACAAGAGACAGATGGTAAATCGTCTGCTGAGAAAAAGATTCCTTGGGAATATATTGGAACCAGAGTTATACTTGCCTCTCTATTCTTTTCTCCAAATGTCATGGCCAAGGTTCAAGAACTGGTTGGTACTATAGAAAATTCTGGAATAGGACAACAATTCAAAACATTAGCAGATAAACTATCTAGTTTAATCGACTTTGGTCCATCAACATCATATGGAACAATTGGTCCAACTGAATATGATTCTTTGTTTAAAAAGTATGAAGAAGAATATGGAATTCCAACAGGATTGTTAAAATCTATTGCTAAAGCAGAAAGTAACTTCAATCCTAATGTAGTTAGTCCAAAAGGTGCTGGTGGTTTGATGCAGATAATGCCTAAGACCGCTGCCATGTTGGGTGTTAAAGATGTGTTTGACCCAGAGCAAAGTATTATGGGTGGTGCAAAGTATGTGAGTAAACTCATGAAAATGTTTAACGGAAACATTGAGAATGTAGTTGCATCATACAATGCTGGTGAAGAAAGGGTAATACAACATGGTGGTGTACCACCATTCGAAGAAACTCAAAATTACACTAAAAAGGTTCTTGCATATTTTCAATCTGGTGCATACTCCACACCCAATATCAATATAGAATCAACTGGTCCAATGCCTGATGTTTCTGAATTGAAAGTTAAAGGTGGAACTGGTGGGCAAGCTTTCGGTGGTGGGTCAACACATGCTGGTGTTGTGAACCTTGCAAAGAAAATACAATCAACTAAAATGCCAGGTGGATTCAATCAATTCACTGCATTTAACGATGATTATCATGAACATGCTAATCCATCTTCAATGCATAATAAGGGATTGGCATTAGATTATACCATAAATGACAAATCATTGTCAAGTGAAGCAGAACAATTAACCAAACAGTTACTAATTAGTTCTGGTTTGGTTGAAGGGAGGGATTTTACTGTTGAAGATGAATATAAACACCCATCCGGACATGCAACTGGTGGACATATCCATGTGGAATTTAAATCAACACAAGCAGCTTCATTATTTTCAGATTTCTTAAATAAACCACAACTTGCAACACAAACCACAGTTCCACCGAAAACTGTTCCAGTAGCAGAAGAGGAACTAGAGAGTCCTTTTCAGTATACTATAGTAAAAGGTGGTGATACAAACATATTTGCAGCTGCTTTTAGTCCAGAGGCAGCAAGATCTAATGGTTCTGATGATAGATTATCTGGATATACATATCGGCCTGGACGTGAGGCCTATGCCTCACGTCCTGGACGTGAGGGTAGATAAGAGGGTAGATAACTAAAATGAAAGTAAATAATTTAAACAAAGTAATAGTTCAAGTAAAGGATTTAAACAAAACATCTAAATCCTATGAACAAAGATTTCAAAAGATTGAAAAGATTCTCACGGATACGTGGGTTTTCATGTATAAAGGATTTAATATGGAAATGCCAGAATCCTCACAGAAAACTTATTCTAGAAAAGATCCAGAAATTTCAACCATTGGTCCATCTGAAAGTAGACCTGTAAGAGTTGGTGATTCTACTGCTAATATATTAGCAAAAATGTTTAACTTCCAAAGAAAAGTTCATGAACAGGATGTTAAAAAAAGAGAAGTTGAAAAGGATTTTAAAAAGGAACAAGTTGAAGAAAATGAACGTAGACATAAAGCATTATTACAAAGCATAGGTAAAGTTGCTAATGAAACTGCTAAGAGACTTGGTAAAAAGGATAAAGTAGAAGGTGAAGATAAGGGCATTCCCATCATTGATATGATTCTTGGTGGTGTCAAAGGACTCATTGGCATCATTTCTAAAGGTCTAGGAATGATTATTAGTAATATAGGATACATATTGCCTTTTGCAGCTGCTGCTCACTTCATATATACCCATAAAGATGATGTTGAAAAGTTTATGGAAAAGGTAAATTCTGGTTTGGATGATGCCTCTAAAACTGTAGACGAAATGACTAAACCACTGCAAGTATACATTGGAAATATGTACTTAGCTATTAAAGAAAAGATATACAATTTTGTTAATGGGATATTTAAATATATCGGTAGTGGGTTATCAAATATTGCTGGCAACTTTCACACCGATCCCTTAGGTTCTATAGATAAGATATTACAATTCTTATCTGATCCAATGGCTGGTGTAGCATTGAAACAAAAAGAAGATATCTATGGTAAAGATTATATTAAGTTAGTTGAAGGAATCATTAAAGGTGCACCTAATGATGTTTATGATGCAGCTTTTCCAGAAATATTCGGTGCCCACACCCGTAGTATGGAATCTAAAATTAATGATGTTCTTGAAAAGACTGATGCACTTAGATACTTGACTATGCCATCCAATCAAGGAAAGGAAAGAGATCGTACAGGAAGAGTGATTGATGAAGATGGCATGGATTATGAACATAGAAGGAGAACACAGAGAGACATGATGGACCAAATGTTAACGGTTTCTCGTGAATATATCCAAGGATTGGGACTCAACCTAGATGTTAGAGAAATAAATCAACAGGGTGTTCCTATAATTATCGACAAGGATACAGGAAAAGAAGTTTCTAGAACTGGGGATATCGAAGCACTGAAGTTTTCTAAATCTGTAACAACAGCGTTGCGTGATGCATCCACTGATGCTATTGATTGGGCAAAGGGAAAATCTAAGAAAGCTTCATCTGCATATTATAAAGCAAAAAATGAATTCGTGTATGGTTTATCTAATCAATCGGCACAAATTGGTCAACAAACATTAGGACAATTATCCGATATTGTTAAGAGTCAACTAGAAGCATATGGTTCCAGTGGATTGAATCAGATTACAGAATCACCAATATTTAAAGAGAAGATCATTCCACAGAAAGAGAAATTCGTCCAAGGTATGGAATCTGTTAATCAGATTAATTTACCTGGTAAAACAACTGCGATGGGTGGATCTGGTTCTGGTGGTAATCAACACCAAACAAATGGAACTGTCTGGGTTACTAATCAGAATGATACAATTCAAAAAATCAATTGGGATAATTTATTTAAGTTCTAAAAGAAACCCCTCCGAAGAGGGGTTTTTATTTTGAAGATTAATCTTCTTCTGCATAAATAAATGTGTATCGCAGGACGGCAATCCTCATACACTCTAATACTAACATGGAGTATCAGCAATGAATATTTATTCAATCTATAAAGCAACTAATAAAATTAATGGTAAGTCATATATTGGATTTGATAGTAATTGGCCAAAAAGAATGGTGGACCATAAAC